AAACATATTCTCCTGTGGAAGGAATAAAAAAAAGAGTAAGAAAATCAAATCCATTACCTTTGTTAAATGAAAAAAATAGTAGCGCTTTAGAAGAAATACCAGAAGAAATTTTAAACCAATTACCTAAAGACATAAAAATAAAAAGTTTTAAAAGGATTAGATAATGGCTGTTTATCAAATAGAAACAGATCAGGGGACTTTTGAAGTAGAAACAGAAGAGCCTAAAACCCTAGCTGAAACTGCAACTTCTAAACTTAAAGAGAATATTGTTCCGTTTTTACCAATTTTAAAAGCTACTAAAAAAATAGCAACTACGCCAGAAGCAAAAGAATTTGGAACATCTTTTGCGGAAGAATTTGGTATTCCTTCGGAAAGAAGTTTAGATGGAGAAATTTTAACACCTCAAATGGCAACAGGGAGGGCTTTCGGAAGACTAGCTGGTCAATCTTTAAAGTTAGGTGCGGCAGAAGCTACTGGCGGCGCAGCGTTTGGCGTAAGTCCAGCTATAAGAGCGCTTGGTCCTTTAGGAAGATCGGTTAGTAAAAGTTTAGGGACAGGATTAACCTACGAAGCTACTGAAGGCGCTATAAAAAGAAAGCCAGTAAAAGAAACAGTTGAAGACATGGCAAAAGGTGGAATTACATTCTCTGGATTAGCTATGGGTGGGCAAGCATTAGGATATTTAAGAAAACTGTTCGGACGAGATTTATCTGAAAGTATAACTAATCATTTTATAAATACTAATGCAAAGATAGCTGAAAAGCTAGCTGAACAAAAAAAACCATCTCTAGGATCTCAAACTTTAAAAGATTTTCCAGAAATAATTGGATTTAAAAATAGGAAAGAAGCGTATGACATAGCTGGAGAAGAATTATCAAGAATAGAAAATCAAATTAGATTTATAACTGAAGAAAATAGAGCTTTAATTCAAAAACCTTTAATTCCTTCTGTTGATATAAAAGGTATTCCTTCTTTAGAATATAAACCAGCTAGTATTCAAACAATTAAACCTTCTAGTATACCTTCTGGTCAACAAATTAGAACTCCTTTTACGATTTCTGAAAAAATTACAAAAACAAATATTCCTAAAACTACTCGAGAGGTAACCGAAATTGAGAAAGATGTGTTTGGCGTAGAAATTGGTAGAACGACTAAAAAAGAATCTTTGTATCCTCCTAGCGAATTAGGCGGATTTACTAGAAAATATGATGTTGGATTTACTCCTGATGAAGAGGCAACTAAAGTGCGGTCTGAAATTGGAAAAGCAGTTAGAGGTCTAAAACCATTACCTGAATTTAGTGTTGGTGGTGGTCAAAGGCAAGGGACAATTAATCTTAGAGAAACTACAGATACTCTAAATAAACTAAAGAAAAAATCGGATATTGGTTCAGAAGAAGGTTTTCTGTCTAAACTTAATAATATGCAAGAAGGGATTATTAAAAGAAACGGAGAAGTAGTTGATATTACAAGAGCTATGGAATTAAAAAGAAATATGGATGATTTGGCTGGGAATATTTATTTAAAAACAGTAGATTCTAAGTCAGCATTAAAAGCGTCTGCTTACGAAGCAATGGCTAATGATTTGAGGAGGCAGTTATATTCTATTGATCCTGAACTTGGAAAATTAGCCGCCAAAGAGAGTTTGTTGATAAGAATAAGAATAGGATTATTACCAGTAGTTGCTAAAAAAGGAGGATCAAGACTCCCTTTTGGTATCTATAGCACTATTGTTAATGCTATAGAATCATCTCCATTAGCTAATTTAACAGCTAAGGGATTATCTAAAACGTTAGGAACTCCTAGTAAATATATTTCTCCATTTTCAGGTAAAGCGGCTAGAATTGCTTATTCGGAACAAAATGAAGACTAGTCTAGTATTCCTATTCTTTTGTTCTTTATCGTACGCAGAACCTATTCAGATAGGGCCTATTGATTTTGGAAGAGCAGTAAACGATCAGACAGACGTGACAAACATTTTAGATAACGAAAGTTCTGATATGTGCAACTGTATATCTAATTCTGATGGTTCGATGGTAAAAAGGTCTGGGTCAGAACCTTTTGTTGAGCAGCCTAGATCATCGCATTCCGTTGACGCTTTGTATAGAGCTTATGCTTCTACTGGTAGTTACTCAAGAGCTATAACTATAGCAGTTATAGGAGATCAGATTGTGTATAGTACAGGAGACACTAATTCTGTTTGGATTACATTGTCTAGCGCAATTAATCTACACCAAAACTGGTCGTTTACTACGATAAACGATAGTGTGATTATGACTGGGGATGGTTTAGTTAATCCAATATACAGATTTAATATTATCACATCTTCGTTTGCTCCGCTTGTTGAAACTACTCTTAGCACAGATTCAATTAATGTTAGAGCTAAATATGTAGCTCAAAAGAACAATTATTTATTACTTGGAAACGTAGCTTTAATAGACACTTCTACTCAAGTTTTAACTCAAGGTACTACTTACTATCCAAGCAGAATTTATTATTCTTTGTTAAATTCTCCTCTAAACAATTTAGCTATCTCCAGTTACGCTTGGAACAGATTCTTAGATTTTAGAACTTCTGATATTAATAGTTTAGATGTTATTTTTGATAGAGTAATTGTTGGTCAACAGAATGCTATTCAAGACTTATCTTTTTCAGTTTTAAGTCCTGGGACAGGAGATCAAGCTATAAGCGAATTAGTTTCTGGGTTTGGAGTAGTTGCTCCTAGGAGTGCTATCAATACAGGTCAATTTCTTATTTTTGCTTCTCAAGACGGAATAAGGAGGTATGATGGTGGCAGAAGATCAAGAATAACAAGCGTGGAAGAATCCAGAATTATTAGCAACAATATAAAAACATTGATTACCAGATTAATAAAAGCTGGCACATATAAAAACATTGTTGGGCATTACTACAAAAAAAAAGAATATTATATTTTGTCTTACGAAGATCCTGATAAATTTCCTAAAGGTATAAACAATTCTGTTATTGTTTATGATATTAGGTTAGACCAATGGTATCCGTTTTGTGGTTTGTTGGCTAAATCTTTTACGTCTTTTGATGATCCTAACGGTACTGGGCAGCTACTTTATGGTGAATCTGTTGGAGGGAGAGTACACAAATTAGACGTAGAAGAGCAGACAGACGATTCACCTAAAAACTTAGTTGTTGACACAATGGACTTAAGTTCTCAATGGGTTGGAACAAGAGTAAATAGAAATATAACAAACGTAATTGAAGGAACAGGATCGGTTAGAATGTGGATCAACAGTTCTGTGACTGAATCTTCAATGACTAGGATGAATATTTTTTCTATTGGTGAATGGTATGACAAAACAAAAATATCAAAAAATGATTATCTCTCATTCCAAATATATACTACCAGTATAGGTAACATTACGAATTTAAGAGTAGATTTAGAGGTTAATGACGAATCTCAATCTGCATTTGACACAAATTTTACTTCAGTAACTATTACTAGTGGTGTGCTTAACACATCGAACAATATCTGGACACAAGTAAGAATACAGTTGTCTTCATTTCCAGTAAGATCAGATTGGACAGACTTAGATTCTGAAGAAATTCCGTTTGCGGATACACTTTCATATTATGGAATTAGATTTGTTGTAAACGGAATTAATATATCATCTATCTCTATTGATAACATAAGAATTGTTCAAGAAAAAGATAGGAATCCTGTTAATTTTTATAGATTTGTAAAACTATTTAATTTTGGAACAATGGCGCATAAGAAATCAGGACAACTTTTATTAACTATGGAAAAATCGCCTGATTCGGAGTTAATTGTAGATGTTTATAACGATTTTGGGAATAAAGTAACTACTAGGAAATTTGAAAGAACTACGCCAAGAGAAATTATTGTTTTAGGTCTTGTTTCTACAGCGAGTATAGCTACAGTTGACGATATTGATTATAGCGTAATTCAAAGTACAACTTTTATAGAATCTGATTATTTTCCTCTTAATGGAACGGCAAATAAAGATTTTATATTTTTTTCAGATAGAACAAATAATAGATTGGTAAAATTTGATAGGTCACCTTTTGGCGTTATACTTTCAACTTTCGGTAGTTTAGGATCAGGAACTACGAATTTTAATATTGCTCATCAGCACGCTATTAATGAAAACAATGAACTGTTTTTAGTTGACATGATGAACGAAAGAGTAAAAGTACACTCTCAAAATAATCTTGGATTTTTAAGAATGAATGGAACTTTAGGTAGAGGTGCAACATCTTATCACCAAGCCACTGGAATAGGATCTGATCTGGATAATGTTATAGTTGCTGATGAAGGTAATTATAGGTATAAGAGAATAAACGTAAGTACTCTAGGAATAGTAGGTGCCATTGATGTGGATTACAATACGATTGGAGATACTTCTTTAGTTATTGACGAAAATTTTATTTATTCAGCATATAACAAAATTTCAGAACAATCTCAAAATCATCAGGAAGTTATTTTAGAAAAAAGGTTTAAGGGTAATATGGATGTAGTAAACAGAATAGCAGTTCTACCTAAAAATTCAGTTGCTTTGAGTACTTACGCTCTACAAGGAGACATTGCATTAAGAGGACGTTACATCTATATTCCATTTACGGACAATGCTCTTGGAAATAGCCCTACCTACTATATTCAGAAAAGGTTAAAAAGTAATTTCAATTTGGTTAGCGAGTTTATTCCAACAAGAGAAATTTTTTCTATTATAGGAGATGGGTATTCGTATATTCCTATGATAAAAAATGAAAAAATTGATTTAGGCGTTGATGGAAAATATTTACAATTAAAATACTACGATTCTGGGTTGGACAATAATGTTAAGCTGATTAATCAGACTTTTTTAATTAGTCCAGAAACATTAAAATATTAGGAGGTGATAGAATTGAAAAAAATAGTATTAACTGGATTTGTTCTAGTATGTTTTTATAATTTAGGACACGCAACTCATTTGTTTAGAAACAGTGCTGCAAATCTTAATACTGGTATTTTGCCTAATGAAAGGCTAGATTCTTCTTCTGTTACATTACAAGCAAATACATTTAACGGAGCGAACCAGCTGTTGCAGGCTGATGGCAATGGATTAATTGACGACGCGGATGTAGACCCGTCAAGCGTAACAAAAAGAGGTCAACTAACTGATGGTCTACAGATTATTACATTGTCTTCTGCTACTTCTTATGGCACACTTACATCTTCTACTGGTTTTGTTGGTGTTGGCAGCACACTTACAGCTTTAAATGCAACTAATTTAACCTTAGGAACAATTCCTAATGCTCGTCAGAATTCTTCTTCTGTCACACTACAAGCGAATGCGTTTAACGGAGCTAGTCAACTATTGCAGACAGGGTCTGATGGATTCATTGAGGACGCAGATGTGGATCCGTCATCTGTGACAAAGCAGGGGAATGCGTTTAACGGAGCTAGCCAGTTGTTGCAGTCTCAGTCTGATGGATTTATTGACGACGCAGATGTGGATCCGTCATCTGTGACAAAGCAGGGGAATGCGTTTAACGGGGCGAGCCAGTTGTTGCAGTCTCAGTCTGATGGATTTATTGACGACGCAGATATGGATCCATCTTCTGTGACAAAATTAGGAGCTTCTATAATAGAATCAGAAATAACGTTAGCGGATAATACAACTAATAATGCTACTACAGTAAGACACGGGTTTTTACCAAAACTCTCTAATGTTTCTACTCAATTTCTTGATGGGACAGGCGCTTTTTCTGTGCCTGCATCTGCTTCTACAGGTTCTATCATGTACAATTTAGTCATTACAACCAATGGCTCTGGAACAAATGAAATAGTAATCACATCTTTAGGTATGAATATTATGTCCGATTATTATGCAAATATAGCAACATCGTGTTTTTTAAATATAAATGGAGATGGAGGATTAGATACAGGATCCGAAGCTGCAAGTACATGGTATAAACTATTTGCAATATCTAATGGGAGTACAATGAGCGTAATTGCTAGTAGCGCAGATGTATCTATATTGATAGGGCCAACAATGCCAAGTGGTTATACTAAATGGCGATTTATAGGTCATGTTAGGAATAATAGCTCATCAAATATTGTGCCTACTTACAAAATTGGTCATATCGTTTATTATTTTACAGCTATTCAACTTTTTTATGCAGCAGATTTGTCTGGAGAAACACTTTTGAATATGGAGAACCAAGTACCTCCAGGCGCGTATAAAATTGAATGTAATGGGTCAGGTGCTGGATCTGGCTTTAGATGGTCATTTAGACCTGCCGATATTATTGTTGCGAGCGACGCTGGCGAATATCAGTTTGGGAACAATCT